TGCCAACCCATCGGGTAGTGGCGGATCCCGTTCTCCTTCTTGATCGTCCCCTGCAACCCGAAGTTCGACGCGCAGGCGATGTTCTCCACGCCGTACCGGTCGGCGAGGTGCGGCAACATGAGCTTGGTCTGGTTGCCGTACCCCGTCGACGCCCACGGCGAGTTGGAGTACCAGAGGACCTTCACAGGTCGACCCGCCGCTCGATCACCTTGCTTCCGCGAGGCTTGGGCGGTGACGGCCGGTGGATGATGAACCACTCCCCGGCGTACGGGTAGCAATGGACGATGTCCTGACCGTCCGCCTCGAGACGTTCGACGGCGGCCTGCAGGACGTCCGGCTCGGCCGGGGACACGCGGGTGACAGGCACGGGGGTTCTCCTCGTGTTGCGCGGGTGGATGGTTGCGCGGGCCCTGGGGGCGATCGCCCCGCGCGAACGATCAACGGACAGCGAACCGTCCGGCCCCCAGGGGCTTAGAGCTCAGCCAGCGAGAGCGGCAGCAACCTCGGCCGGGGAGTTCTCCACCACCCAGGCGACGAGATCAGCGACACGCTGACCCTGCGGCTGCGGCTTGCACCAGAGTTCGAGGTTCTCGGGTCGGTTGTCATCCCGCACGCCGTTGACGTGGTGAACGTTCTCCCGGGGCGTCAACCGCCTACCGAGGATCTGCTCCATCACGACGTGATGCTCGAGCCGGCGGCCGGCCGGTGTCACCACCTGGCGATAACCATTGCTCATCCAGTTGCCAGACCCCGGAGGGTTGTGCTTGCGGACGAGCGGATCACCGTTGCGATACCACAGGAGATAGTGCTGGTTGCACCAGCCGCGTGAGTGGGCGGGCTTGGCGCAACCTTCGATGGCACAAGGCTTGGCGCGCCGGCCCCTGTTCAGCCTCGCCCATGCCTGCTGGTAGTGGTTCCTGCAGAACCCCTTGACCTTGGCATCCCTCGTGCAACCCTCATGGCTGCATGTAGCATCGCTCATTAGTCAGCACCTCCGTTCAGGTGTTCGACTGGGGACCAGGGACTGTCACGAGTCCCTGGTCCCATCAGTTTATATGGACTTAGGCCGATCCACCAATAAGAATCTTAATGGCAGCGGTATCGGCCAGCTCAGAGTCGGTGCGAAGCACGCTTCTAAAGGTTACCAAATCCTTATCGAAGGCGAAATCGTCGCTTCGCTCAAAGCGAATAGATGCAACGTCCCTGATGTAGAACGCCGAGAACGCACCGAAGGCGAGCACCTTGACCGAGGAGGCCGTCGCCGTCGCGCCAGTGGCGCAAGCGTCGAGGTTCGGGTCCTCGACCACCGGGTAGCCGAGCAGCCGGTCGGGGACTCCGACCTGCAGCGAGGGCTCCCACAGGGGCCGGTTGGTGGTGTCGACCAGCTTGCGGATCGCGCCGACCGTCGAGTCCTTCATCAGCCACACAGGGTTGAGCTGCTTGTACTCGGCGTTGATCGAGTAGATCATGTCGATCAGGTTGGCGTAGCCCGGGATGCCGGTCCCGCCGATGGTCGACGTGCCGCCGGTGGCCGCCGCCGTCATCACACCCTGCGGGGTGTTCGACGCGCCGGAACCGAGGACGTACTTGTTGTCGGTGACCCGACCAAGCGCCCGGGCGCAGTCGTTGGCCAGGAAGCCAAGGACGTCGACACCGGAGTCGTTCAGGAGCTCGTAGGAGACCTGAACGAGCTGGCCGTACTTGTAGGCGTTCAGCCGGAACCGGTCGAAGCTCGGGTCGACCTCAGCCATCGCGGTGCCCTCACCGACGGCTGCGGCGGTGCCGTGCGACTTCACCCGGGGGAACTCGAGCTGCTCGCCCGAGGCCGTCGAGATGATCGTCACGCCGGTGCGCCGCATCCCCGAGTAGACCTCGAGGAAGTCGTAGAGGCTGCGCTGGAACGTGATCGGCACCGTGGTGCCGCCGGAGGCGGCGGTGTCCTCGACGAGGTCGCGGTAGATGAGGCTGCCGGCCATGCCGGGGTTCATCTGTCGGGCGACCCGACGGGCCCGGTGGACCGGGGTCATGTCGAGCTCGTAGGCGCGGACACCCTGGGGGCCACCGGCGTTGCCGGGGCCGCCGCGGAGGAAGGCGAGGAACGGGTCCTCGACCGGGCCGTCGTCGCTCGAGACGGCGGAAGCGGCGGGGCGGACCATGCGCTCGATCGCCTCGCGGGACTCATCCGCGACGCGGGCGCGCTCGATGCGCTCCTGCCACGCCTTGATGTCACGGTCGGCGCCGTCGATGAACTCGTCCTGACGGGCGATGGTGGCGCGCTCGTCGGCAGTGAGATCCCGCTTCTCGTCGGCGGCCCGGGTGATGATGTCCTTCTGGTCGTGCCACGCCTTATGGCGCTCATCGACCAGGTTCTGGACGTAGGTGTCACTCATTGGGGGTTACTCCTGGGGGTAGCGGCGGCTCATGATGCGGACGTATTCCCGCATGGTCGCCGTGATGTCTGGGACTGGCTCGGAGTGCCCCTCGGGCGGGTCCTTCGCCATGCCGAGCTCCCGTTGGGAGGTGGCAGCCTTGTAGTCGCGGTTGATTCGCTGGACGAGCTCGTAGAGCTCCTCCATCGACTTCTCGTCGAGGCGGGCGCGGAACACCTCAAGGTCGTCCTCGAAGGAGAACCCTTCAGCGGGGGATCGGGGGACACCGTCGACGTCCCGGACGTAGAACGCCTTGAAGGCGTCGAAGGTGGAATCACTCATCGGTTGTCCTCCGAACAGGGACCGAACCGTCACCGAAGTGGACGTGTACTGAGGGAACGTCACCGGCCCGGCCTCGATCAGGCGCAGTTCGCGCAGCATGACCAGCGGGACCTTGCCGCGCCGCTCGACCGGGTCGATGACCAACGGTTCAGCGGTGATCGACTGCCCGGTGACAGCACCTGCTTCGATCGCTTGACGTACCGGCTCGACGAGCGGGTTGTCGAACAACCGACCCCGACCGAACAGCCCCTTGCGGTCCTCATGGACGTCCTGCCAGACCCCGATGGGGGTCATGCCGGTCTGATCGTTTCCGCGACCGTGGTTGAACAGCATGATCGGGGTACGCGCGGTGATGGATCGCTGGAACGCACCAGGGGCGATCTGCTCATCGGCGACGATGCCCCAGTCGGCCGTCGTGATCTTCTCGTCGAAGCGGGCGATGTACCCCTCGATGGTGAGGCCGTCGCCGTTCTTGATGACCTGCGGCTTTGAACCGGAGGTGCGGTAGACGATCCGCGGCTCACCGGCAGCGGGCAGAAGATCAGTCATTCGGGGTACCTCCCGCGGCGGCGGGGTCAGGCGCGGGAGCAGGCGGTTCAGGCGCAGGCGTGTCGATCGGCGGGAGGTTCTCCAACGCCCGGGCCTCGTTCACCGTGAGGAACCCGGCCGAGATCCCGACCTGATGGGCGGCGTACCGGGACGTCAGATCGGCGCGGAGCCAGACGTCAGGGTTCAGCTTGATCTTCTGGGGACGGGGCAGCAGCGACGACAACAACCCCTCGATCAACGCCATCGGAGCCAGCAGGCCCTGCTGGTAGAGACGGAGCTTGACCTTGTCCATGTTCTGGTAGGTCAACGAATCCATCTCGAACCCGAGCATCTGAGGCGGAACCTTCCAGATGTTGCAGAGCTCCACCGCCGAGAACCGGCGAGTCTCGAGGAACTGGGACTGTTCCGGCGACAACGACAGCACCGTCGCAGTTGCCCCACCGGTCAGCAGGCCGGGCAGGTTCGCCCTCGCCGGCCCGCCGTGATGACGGAACCAGGAAGAACGCATCTCCCGCTGCTGATCCACCGTCGGCTGACCGGGGTGGTTGATGACGATCGACGGCATCGCCGAGTTCCCGAACCAGGTCGATCCGAACGTCTGCGCCGCGATCGCCCCACCGATCGCCTCCTTGTTCCGCATGATCGGCGAGATTCCCCGCACCACACCCGGCGGGATGTGCAACGCGGCGTGGAGGAGCTCGCCCCGGTAGGGGACGCCGTCGATCAGGTACTGGCGAGGCGCCCCGGGACGGTCACGGCGCACCTGCACCGAACACGGATCCACCGGCCACAACTCGACCACCCGACCCAACGGGTCGCGGGTGACAGCGATGAACAAGTTCCCGTCCGTGTCGAGCGACCAGGACAGCTGGTCGATGAACGTCGGCCACAGCATGTCGACGTTCGGCTGGTCCAACCACCGGGCACGGACCGCCACCTCACGCGACACCCCGCCCTGCGTCGTGACCTGATCGACAGGCATCGCCTGCAAGGTCTCGCCGCGGATCGTGATGCACGAGTAGGCGATCGTGAACGCCGTCGCCGTGTCGACCGTGACCTCGACCCCGGACTTGGTGTTCCCCCCGAGAGGGTCACCGATGTCGGCGCCACGACCCCACGCACCCCACTTCGGGTCGCGGACCGCCCGCTCGATCGTCTCCGGGTAGGCGGCTGGGAACGCACGAGCCAGGAAGGAGCGCGCCTTGTCTGCCATCAGCGCTCCTAACGCACATCACACGTCCGCAAGGGACACAAACCCGGCCACCGGGTCAGCCGGTTGCCACAACGCCAACGTCATCGCCACCAGCGGCGAGATGTCGACGCTCGAGTCCCGCCTGTCCCACCGCCAACGATCCCCCGCCACCTTCCGCGACGCCGACGCCACCGCCGCCGTGAAGTCAGGATGACGGCGGACCTTCACCCGACCCTGCAGCACCCGGTCGTACAACGCACCGCACGCCGACACGATGTCCGTCACCTTCGCGACCGACACGCCCGCTGCTTCGAGCTCGGGGATCAGCGACGTCGCCGGACCCGTCGAATCGACCGCAACCCCCGCACCCCAACGGCGGACCA